CGATTATTTCCCCCTTGAGAATTTTCATCTCTTTTAACAAAGGAGCATTAATTGTTACTGGTGGTAATACTTTTTCTGTGATATAATTTTCAGTAAGATTTCCACCACCAAGAAGTTTTACAAGATTAGATGCAGACTTGTGTGCTTTGTCTTTAGTGATAGTTTTAGTAATTCTGATTGCAGATTTTAATAATGTATTTCTAAGTTTAGTTAATACTTTTTTTGAAAAACTTATTAATTTAGATGCACCCAACTTAATTAATTCAACTGTCTTACCAAAGATTGCTCTTAAACCTTCTTCTAATTGTTGAATATCTTCGCTAACAAGTTGAGATGGGCGCATAGCTTGTTGTCCATAAATTTGATTTATAAGGGAACTTAGTTTTCCTATTCTTGCAGTCTCTTGTCCTTTTTTAAGAGATACTTGAACAAACTCAATATCTGTTCCATCAATTTTAACTCTACCATTATTATCCCAACTCATATCTGCATTTGGTAACGCCTTTAATAAAGAGTCTACTGTACCTTTAGTAATTAAAACTATATCAGCAGTATTTGCTTTTGCGCCTTCAGCATATTTTTTAGGAGTATTTTTATAGTATTTGTCTATACTTTTATGGAGAACTTGAACACTACCCCAATTAACATTGGGAATATTTTTCATATCACCACCGATTAATTCAATCGCTTGAAGTAGAAATGTATTATCTTCTGTTTTTGAAAGAAAGTCGGTAATCCATTTTTTACCTTTAACATCAAACTCACTTTCAGACATTGCAGATTCAACATCTTTTATTGTAGGTAAAGTTTTACTACCAGATGTTTTTGCAATTATGTAAGCCCATGCCTCAAAAACAGATTCAGATAAATTTCCACCACCTACAGATTTGATAACGTCTTGAACCTCTTTTTTGTCTTCTTTGAGGTATACTTGAAATGATTTCATTTTCCAACTACTCCATTTATAATAGTATTATTTATGTGTCAAGAAATTTGGAAAACCATAATCACCGAATGGTTTTTTTGTATTGAGAACATTTGATACATTTTGTGCATCATCTTCAAAATGATATGTACAAATGATACGCCTAGAAGGAAGTTCAATAACTTCCCACTTTTTTGATTCTACATTAATGTCGTGATAGTATTTTACTTTATACTTACTCGACTTTAATATCTGAAAATTTCTCATACTTGCTAGTCTTTCCAGCAAATGGAGTGTTGTCGAATACAGGCTGTTCATCTTTCTCTTGTCCAGAATCCACTAAGTCGTTTTGTGCTTGTTGTTCTACATCATACAGTTTCATTTTCGCTCTGTCAATACCTAATATAAATCTTTTATTCATAGTAGGGTCATTATAACGATTCTTTAACTGTTTAACACATATCTGATTTAAGTCTTCAAGTTCTTCTGTAGATATGAGTGCAAACATAAGGTCTGCTGTAGCAGGCAAACCAAAACTCTCTGACGTATCTTCCAAACCAATGTCGCTTGAGACAAACCCCCCTCTAGTTGTTTGTGTCGCTGACATAATCGGAACATTAGTTTCAACGGCAAGGCCTCTAAGTTCTTCTGCAATCGCTTTGATATAAAAGTATGAACCGACATTTGCATTTCCCCTAAACCTTGATGATGCACATATATTAAGATAGTCAATAAAAATAATATCTGGTTTGAAACTACGTTTTAGTGCGAGTTCCTTAATTAAACTTCTGAAGTTTCCAACATGAGCAGATGCAGTTGGGTATTCTTTGACAATCAATTTTCCATTTGTCTTTTTGTTTATTCGTGTTAGATAACTTTCAAACATCTTTCTAGGAAGTGTATGTAAATCATCTATCGTTACATTCATTAAGTTTGCATCTATTCTTTCTGCAATACGTTCTTCTGCCATCTCTAGTGTGATATACAGAACATTCTTACCTTGCATAAGTGTAGATGCAGCCATATGACACATGAATAACGACTTACCAACTCCAGTTCCAGCAAGTGCAATATTTAGTGTCTTTTGTGGTAAACCACCTTTAGTTATCTTGTTGAAATAATCTAGGTCAAATGGTATCTTAATCTCTTTCTTATGATAGAAATCATACCTATCTAAACCATCTTCAACATAGTCGTGTCCTACTGATAAGTCAAATGATACAGCAAGTGCATCTGAAAGAATAGAAGGTATAGCTTCTGGAGTTCTATCTTTATCTTTCCCATCAATAATTTTAATCCCATCAAGTACTGCATTATAGATTGCTTTATCCTTACAGAACTTTTCGGTTTCGTCATGTAACCATTGTAGGTCAACATCCGTCTTATCAAGTGAACTAATAATGTCCACTACTTTTTTATACTCCTCATCTGTGATATCTTTACGATTATCAATTCCGATAGTGAGTGTTTCTTTTGTAGGTAATGAATTGTATTTTTCTAGAAACTTCTCAATCTCTTCAAATACTACTCTTTCATTACGGTTTGCAAAATATTCTGCTTTTATAAAAGGAAGTACCTTTCTGGTATAATCCTCATTATAAATTAAATTTGTGAGAGTTGTTCTCTCAATTGTCTGAGTCTGTGTTGACATATTGTAGCGTTCCATCCTTCAATTGTTTATCCATTATATCATAAAGTACGTCACCAATCAAGTTAAAAAAGTCATCATTGAAATGTTCTTTTCCTAACCCATTTGAATCTAATATTGACCATTCAAATTGTAATCGTAACTTACCATCTTCTTCATGTGGTGTAACCTTCCCATACTTGTAGACTACACCTTGATAGAAACCAGCTTCCTTAGTTAGTCCTATACCTTGCCATTTAGCATCTTTATTCTGAACTAACTTGTACTTCTTCTCTATTTCCATACTTGTACTCTTTCTCTGCACATTCGTCTAATTGTTTCATAATATCCTCAGTAAAGAATTTCTCTGGATTATTATTGATAGTCTTACCAAAAGTTTTTGAACCATCTGGTAGTTCAATACGAGTTGATACATTTTTAAATATACCATATTTTAATGCTAAGTCAAGTAGTCCGTAGTATTTATCCAAACCTTTATCGTAAGTCAATCGAACATCTACCATTTTATTTTCAACGGTAATTCTAGACTTATGATTCTTACAGTGAACAATATTACCAATTACTTCAGTACCATCTTTTTCTTTCTTCTTAGAAAGATACACAATAGATGAAGCTGCATATTTAAGTCCAGAACCACCACCCATTTCTTTTGTTGGGAACATTGAACCCACAACATCATAAGTGTGATTAGTCACAACCATAGGAACTTTTGCACGACCAAGTTTTAAAGTCAATACACGAAATGCAGCTTTGAGTACTTGAGCACGAGTCATGTCTCTAGTTTCTTTACCATCAGCAGTATCTTCTACTTCTTTTGTAGTAGATAACATACCAAGTGAATCAAGACAAAGTAAAATAGGTTTTCTATCTGCTTCATTTTGTTCTAGGTACTTATCCAACACTTTGAGTGCTTGTGTTCTAAACTCTTGAACAGTAGTTACTGGAAACATCACCATTCTATTTGGGTCAATTCCTCTATCAACTACCATCTGTTTTGTAATTGCACTTTCTGATTCAAAGTAAATAACACCAGCATCTGGATTTGCATCCAGAAAGTTTTTAACCATACCCATGACAAAAAATGTTTTACCAGTTGCACTTTCACCAGCGATTGCAGTAATTTTATTTGATGGTAGACCACCGTAAATAGAACCACTTAATAGTGCATTGAATATGTAAGAACCAGTATCAATGAATGAACTTACATCTCCTGCTTCTACACCATCTGCAACTAAACCAGCATATTCGTTTCCTGCTTGTTTAGCAATATCTTTTAAAAAATCCATTATATATCATCCTCATCTCTGTTATCAGAACGAAACTCATCAAAACCGCCTGGATATCTATCTTTGAGTTTCGCAGTATTAATATCTATTAGTTCTTCAATATCTGTTCCAAGTGCCATACACCCTTGTGCGATATACCACATCACATCGCCGAGTTCAGATTTCAAATGTCTAACTACATCTTCATCCATCTCTTTACCTTGAAAGGCACACTTCTTAACAATATCGTTAAATTCACCAACCTCACCAGACAGACCGATACTTGCAGTCATTAGTCTTGATGGGTCTACACCTTGTTCATCTATAATCTCCATAGAGTTTATAAAGTCATCTGTATTTTTAGTTTGGTCACTAGAAACTTCATCTACGAATTCTAGATAATCTTGTAATAAGTCTGTGTCCATTTTCACTTCTCCTATCTTATATAATTACTGTTTCCGATACACCAGAAACAAGACTTTTCATCTTTATTTATTAGTTTTTCCATCATTTCAAAAGACTTAGATTCATAAACCATATCTAGTTCAAATCCTACATTCTTCTTCAATAATTTATTATAAGGGTATTTACCTATTTCATATGAATATTCATAATCCCAAGTTGGGCCTTCTAGGTTTTTGTGTATATCTTTTCGTCTATCGAATCCAAACGGTTGTAATGCAACAACCTTAAATTGTTTTTGAAACAAACGTACACCCTCAATTACTCCAGTAAATGTCATACCACTTCCAAGTGGAACATATAAGGTATCACAGTCTACATTTTCTATTTGTTCTGCAATTCTACCGATAATTGATGAACGATATCGTTGAGCTGCATATCCAAATAAAACTTTAAACATTGGTCTTTTCTCTGCAAGTTTATTTAAGTTTGCATAAAGAACATTGTTGAAACCTTGAGACTCACTTAACACAACCATTTCAGAACCTAAGTCTGCACACATCTTCATCGCTTTATTCTTGAGTGCTTTTTCTACAGTTGTATTACCAAAACCAATAATTGATTCTAGTCCAAACTCTTCTGCAACTTTAGATACAATAACTGCTTGTGGGGAATGTATAGAACTTGCAGTAGAAATTGTTCCACCACATTCTTCTTTTATATAATCAAGATTTGTTTTAATCAAATCTCTGCATTGTCTAATCTTACCACCAGTTACAAAGTCTTCACCATAAGGTGCATACAAGTCATCTCTCTTATAGAAGATACCATTATACTCTTCAACTGGAGTTAAACCTTCATCATATTCCATCATGTAAAAAAGTTCTCCAAGGTATTGCGTTTGATATGTTTGAAGATATCTTTACTTTTATCTTTACTAAAATACCAGACGTTTTCAATATATATTCTTTTCATAAACTCATCCATTGCAGCTTTATCAAAGTTACCATTCTCATCTTTAAATACAGATTTACCTTGTGGTCTTTGCATAATTCTCATTCCAACTTGACCCATAAAATTATCTTTTAACATATCGACAAGTTCATCACCAGAACGATATCGTTTACCTTTAATCTTTGGGTCTAATATATTAATCATCATTATACCAGATTCACTCAGAGAGTCAAGTGTTTTCTGCGAAACTGGTAAATAAAAATTATCTCTCCATGATTCGTATTCATTAAACTTGAACCACGATTGTAATTCTTCTTTCTCACCACCTTCATTATATCTTTCTGTAGAAAAATATGGTGGACTAGTAAATGCACAATCTACATTCTTAATCTCATCCCAAGGTAAATCTTCTGCACCACAATTGTATATCTGTGTAGTTTTCTTACCACCAGTAAGTTTATCCCAGAACTCAATCATCTTTTTATATCGTTTAAATGTATTTGGATTTGGGTCACAACCAATATAATGAGTTGCGTTAGAAGCATAGAAAGCAGTCAATCTATCACCCCAACCCATAGAAGTATCAAGTACAGTTTTTGCTTCTGACATTTCATAGATTGTTTTCGCAACAATGGGTTTGAACTGTGTTGCAATATAAGTACCCAATCTAAATGACATTGTATAAGTATCAGGCGCTAACTCTTGTTTATCATTAACACCTCTCCAGATAGGGCCGAAAGCACCCCAGATATTATCTCCATCATTCCATCTTTGCACTGGTGATTTAAAACCATAAGAACCACAATTCATTCTTAGGTCATTCATAAATGCATCAGAACAATAGTTGAATGTAGAAGGACAATCAATTAAACCTAAACCATATTCTTTGTATGAATATTTGTAATCATCATACTTTTCCATGATATTATCTGGTGTACTTAAATAATCTGTAAAGTCTGCTTTTTGTAGTTTACGAAAGTTATCAACCACCTTCTCCATATTAAACTCTTTAAGTGGATAGGGTGGTTTTTCATTTGTAATAAATTCTGCAAGTGTTTTACGAAACTCTTCTTTACCATATTTCTCTGTAGTATTTAAGAACAGTTCTTTTTGCATAACTGGAAGACCAGTATGGTCTGTACATCTTTTTAGTAAATCGTATAAGTCTTGGTTCAATTAAAAAAGTCCTCTAGTGTGGTTTGTGTTCCAAATGACCTATCAATCTTCCAACCAATATTGTTGGTAATAAATGAAAGTGGGTCAATGAAACTTTTCATATATGATACATCATAGTCTACATACTTCAAAATGTCAAGTTCTTTCGGTAGTTGTGATGGAAAAGATATTACATTACAACCAAGTGGATTAGGTTGACGTAATTCAAGATACTTGATTTTGTCTCCATTCTGAATAAGTCCATACTTTCGTGTAAGTTTACGTTCTTTAATCATGTGATTGTAAACAAGGCTTCCTTTGATATGCATAGGCGTGCCTTTCTTGTAAATTGAACTATCAGAGTAAAACTTACGAACACCGTTGACAGAACGAGGATATGCAATCTCTTCTGGTGGAAGACTTTCAAACTCTCTACGAAACGCAATCAAGAAATCATTTAGTTCTTTCTCCGAACCAGACATGATAATCTTTAGTGCTTCTTTAATCTTTTGTCTGCAAGGTGCAGGCGTAGATGACTTGACAGCTTCGATACCCATAATCTTCAATTGTGGTTCTTGATAACGAACACCTTCAACATCCCATGCGTTGAGGATGTATCTTTTCTTTGCAGTCCAAATACCTTTGTCTGCAATCACTTCTCGTTTCATCTGCATCTTTTGGTCATACGCATTAGTATAGTCTGCGAGTTGTTTGTAAGACTTGTCAATAAATGGTTCAATCTTTTCTTTTGCAATCGTGTCAAGAAAGTCAATAGGATTGTTTGGATTTACTTGTTCAACCAACTTGTCAAATGTGACATAGATTGAATCCGTGTCAGATGCAATCACATAATCTTTGTTGGTTTTAAGTAACTTGTTTAAGTATTGATTTATCTTCTTCTCAATCCAACGAATGGACAACTGACCAGCAGTTGTAATCCCTTCTGCAATCGCAAGGTCATAATAACGAAAGTATTGATTACCAATCGCACCATAAGCTGAGTTAAGTGATATCTTTCGTGCCATCTGAATGTTGTTGTAACGACTAATGTATTTTAAATACTGTGGGTCTTTTGTATCTTCATAGTCTTGTTTCGCTTTCAACATCTTTTTC